TATACTGTACCGGACAAAGTGAAAAACTTAAAGTTTAATGTTGTTGACAGGTCAGAGGAGCTAACAGAAGGTAGCGACAATATTGTTGTACCTTACCTCCCTGTGATTCAGTTTGCTACAGCAATGGCGGCAGAAGAACGTGGTGAGACTGGTGGTGCTTCCGCTCAGTCTTTGTATGCCATGGCTAAGTCTAGCTTGGCTGATGCTATCTCTATGGACGCGGCTCGCTTCCCTACAGAAACTATATGGTATGACGTATGAGTAAACAACTACAACCCTTATCAGTTGCGGCTCCTGCATTCTATGGTTTGAATACACAGGACTCCCCTGTCGGTATGTCAGCCAACTTTGCTAAGACAGCCGACAACTGTGTGATAGACAAGCAGGGTCGTATTGCCGCCAGACAGGGACACACACAGGTCTCGACAGCTTTCCCTGCCGGCGCTGATGCCCTTGGTTCTAATCCTATTGAAGCTCTACATGAACACGTTGCGTATGACGGAACAAAGACTGTATACTCGGCAGGTAACAATAGACTCTACACAGGTACTACAACTTTAACTCTTTTAGCTTTTCCTGTTGGTTATCCCACAGTTACTGCAAACAACTGGAAGATTGTAAGTTTTAATAACAATGTTTACTTCTTCCAACGCGGTTATACGCCAATGAAGCAGACAAATGGTACTGGGGCTTTAACTATATTAGTGCATGGCGGCACTGGCGCGCCTGAAACTAACGAGGTATTAGCTGCTTTTGGTAGACTTTGGACTACGGATAACACAAACAACAAGTACGTTGTTTATTGGTCTGACATCTTAGGTGATGACTTTCACGCAGGCGGTTCTTTAGACTTAACTAAAGTATGGCGTTCGGACGAGACAGTAGCTCTTGCAGAGTTTAACGGCTCATTGGTTATCTTCGGTAAGCGCCAGACTGTTATATACAGTGGAGCCGCTGCCCCTGCCGACGCTCTGAGTATGACTGACATTATTGACGTAGGTTGTATTGCCAGAGACTCCGTACAGCAGACAGCGGATGACTTAATCTTCCTGTCTGACCAAGGTGTTATGTCACTGGGTCGCTTGATTCAAGAGAAGTCACAGCCGCTACGTGACATTAGTAAGAATGTACGTTCTGACCTTATGTCGGATGTACCCTCAGACACTACTAGAGTTAAGTCTGTGTACAGTCCTGAGAATGCTTTTTACTTATTGTCCCTACCCGCTGTTAGCAAAGTCTATGTGTTTGACCTACGAGGTGCTTTAGAGGACGGAGCGTACCGTGCAACCAAATGGACAGCAATAGCCCTTACAGCCTTTGAGAGGCTTTCTGATGGCACCCTATACATGGGTAAGGATACACTAGGTATCGTCCAGTACGGAGGCTATCAGGACGCAGGAAACAGCTATCGTATGAACTACTATAGCAATGAGCAAGACTTCGGCGCTCCCGCTAACGAGAAGTTCCTGAAGAAGATGCGTATTACTGTTATTGGTGGTTCGTTGTCTACAGCAGTACTAAAGTGGAGTTATGACTACGAAGATAGTTATTCTCAGGAAACATTTACATTTGGTTCTGACGTTATAGGCCAGTTCAATATAAGTGAGTTTGGTACGCAGGACACAACTCCAGTGTCGGGTGGTAGTCCTCCTGATTATAACTTTCAGATTGCTGAATACAACTCAGGTGTTACAATTAACAGACCTTCGGTAAACGCAAGCGGCTCAGGCACTACTATATCTTTTGGTGTTGAAGCAATAATTGACAACAGTAACTTTTCCATTCAAAAAATTGACATACTAGCTCTAATCGGGAGACTGCTCTAATGAGTAATTACGTATATACAACTAACTATCTTGCTAAGGATGCGTTACCTTCCGGTGACTCAGGTAAGATTATTAAAGGTGCTGACTTTGATAACGACTTTACTGCTATTGAGTCAGCTATTTCTACTAAGCTAAACAAAGACGGTGGTGTCGTTACGGGCAACCTGAAGTTTAACGACAATGTAAAAGCAGGGTTTGGTAACGATAACGATTTAAGTATTTACCATACAGGTGTAAACTCATACATTGATGACACAGGTACTGGTGGTTTAGTTATCACAGGTGCTACTACTTTGACACTGATGCAAGCAACTCAGGGAGCTAACGCAGATAAGTACTTAGAGTGTACTGCAAATGAAGCTGTAGACCTTTACTACAACAACGGTAAGAAACTAGAGACAACTAATACAGGAGTTACTGTGACAGGAGAACTTGTGGCAACCACTATTAACGGAGGTACGTTCTAATGAGTAATGGTGTACTTGATTTTGGACGTAACCTATTAGATACGGCAGGGCAGTACTACTTAGGTAAGGAGGGACAGGAAGGCGCAATAGCGGCAGGTCAAGCGGCCTTAGCAACTGGTGAGCAGATTGGTCAGACAGGGGCAGGACTAGCTGAGTTTAAACCCTACACTGTTACTAGTGGTTTAGCGACAGGAGCTACTACCGCCGAAGGTGGTTTAGACCTAACATTGTCTCCCGAAGAACAGGCGCGTCAAGCACAGTACTTAGGTCAAGCACAGGGTTTGTTTGGTGGCGTAGGTCAGGACGTAGCGGCAGGCTCACAAGCTCTGTACGAACAGATAAGAGCCGCACAGCGCCCTGAAGAAGAACGCGAACGTATGCGTATGCAGGAAGGTTTGTTTGCTAGTGGTCGTGGTGGTATTTCATCAACGGCGTATGGCGGTACTCCTGAACAGCTTGCCTATGAGAAAGCACGACAGGAAGCTATGCTCAACGCTCAGATAGCGGCACGTACTCAGTTTGGTGCGGAACAAGACCGTCTGCTTACACAGGCTCAAGGCTTACAGACAGCAGGTTATAACCCACAGCGACAGGCTATTGACTTGTTTGGTGCGGCGGCTACTCCTGCGGATATTGCAGGTGCAGGACGTAGACAAGGTGCTTCCATTTATGGGCAGTCAGCTATCCAAGGCTTAGAAGGCATGATGCAAGGTGAACAGCTTGCTAACGAACTACGACAGCAACAAATGCAGGCTATGCTCGGTGGTGTAACTGGTTCAAGAGACCCTATCACTGGTGAATTAGGAGGGGGCTTGTTTGACGTAGGTATTGATGTGATAGGAGATTTTTGGGACAAATATGGTATTGGTGGCAGTGCCTATGGGACTAGTACTATCGGCGGCACTCAGATGACATCAGGCGGTAATAGAGGTTCTTCACAGGCCGGAGCGTATACTGGCGGCGGTACAGGAATGTCACGAGGTGGCGACGCTGACGGTGATGGTGTAATGAACATTCACGATAGATACCCTCAAGACCCTAATCGTTCTTAATAGGAGACAAAGACAATGGCAAAAACAGATTTAACTGGCCTGCTTACAGGCGTAACACAAGCTCCTATTGACCCTATGTTAGGTGCTACTTACGAACAACGTATGCTTGCTAGAGGCGCTCAAGCCGCCCAAGGCTTACGTCGTGGCATGGGTGCATTGACTGGTGCTGATACACGTACTACCGGAGAGAAAGCTCAGGATATGCTGTCTCGTTTAGACCCTACCAAACCGGAAGATAGAGTAAAAATTCTTGAGGTTGTGGAGAGAGTAAACCCACAAGCGGCTCCGGCACTTCGTCAAGCTTTTGCGGATAGAGATAGAGAAGAATCTGCGGCGAAGACAACACAAGAACAGGCTCAGGAGCGTTTGGACATTATGCGTATGCAGGCCGAAGCCTCTCAAACAAGCGCGGAAGCCTCTAAACTAGCCGCAGGTGGTGGTGGTAAACTAAGTGTAGCTGATAGAAATGCAATACGCGATGCAGAAACAGCGGCGGCAAAGGCAAGAGGACAGGTAGACTCGGCTCTCGGTATGGCTAAAAGATATGAAACACTGAAACCTACTGGTGGTTTTGGGGGCAATGTGTTTGAGTCTTGGAAAAGCTCAATAGGTGGTCAAGATGAAGTGTCTGCGCTGAAGACGGGTTTTACTAATTTAGTTAATACAGGTATTATCGGCTCTCTACCACCCGGCGTTGCGTCCGATAAAGACATCGAAATGGCGAAAAGCGGCTTCCCTAACTCTAGTTGGAATGCTGACGAGATAGCGTCGTGGTTACGTGGTAACGCAAAACTACAGGCTTATCAGTCAGAGCGTAGTCGATTTGAAGCTCAATGGATTAGTGACAACAAAGGGGATGCTTCCGGTTGGAACAATGCTTGGGATGAACTACGAGCTAGTGAAGGTTACGCGCAGTCAGTTGTAGATAAATACAACCTTCCTGCTCTGGACTTGCCTAAAGAAGACTTGTCTTTCGACGAGGCGGCTTTTCAGGCCATACAGGAAAAGAAAGCACAGGCGGCGCAGAACCAAGCGCAAGGTAGAATCGCCGGAGCAACTGGTGGATTTGGACTTTAAATTAACAGGATACTAAAATGGCAGATAAAACATTACCAAACGGTCAAGTAATTAGAGGTGTTCCTGATAATATAAGCGCTGAAGACCTGAAAGAATACGCTATTATGACAGGAGCGGCTACTGAGGCTGACTATAACAGAGACCAACAGACTAAGGCTGACTATTTGTCAACCGTGGGTGAATTAGGTGGAGGTGTTGCCGGTGCTATGATTGGTGCCTCCATCGGTTCTGCTGTTCCTGTAGTGGGTACAGCTATTGGTGGTCTTGTAGGCGGTGCTATCGGTACAGCCGCAGGTTACTTCGGAGGCGAGGCGGTTGAGTCTTTTGTTGAGGACAGAGATTTTGACGTTGAGCAAGCTACTGATGAATCTATTAGAGCAGGTATGACGGACGCGGCATTTAGCGGTGCTTTTGGTGTTTTAGGTAAAGCGTTTAAGACAATCTATCAGCCTGCTCGTGCTTTGTTTCAGCCTAAGTACTTTGCAACACCAAGGGACGCAGGAGCCGCTGAGACAGCCATGGCAATACAACGTGGTGAAACTACCTTAGAGGAAGTAATACAGAAAGGTAACTATGGTGAAGAGTACATTCAGGAGATTACTGAGCAGTTAGGTAAGCGTGGTGACGAACTTGCTACGACAGCAGAACTTCAAGGTAAGCTCACAGCTATGGGAGGTACGATGCTTCCTGCTCAGGCGGCTAAAGAGTATGGTACTTACGCTCAGGATTACGCATCTTCGTCTTACTTTATGAAAGGTATCTATGACGATATTCTGGCTAAACAGGACAACTACATCACTAAGCAGTTTAAAGAGATTCTAGGTAAGACAACTGATGACAAAACTAGACAGGAGACAGGAGAAGCACTATCGGCTCTTGTTAGAGACTCTGAACGAGCTTTACAGGTTGTTGTTGACCCTATCTACAAGGCTATTGACAAGGAAGGCGCTATTAACCTAGCTACTGGTCGAATAAAGAACAACGCGGCGCGTACATTTGGTACTATTCGTAATCCTAGCTCTACAGCAAGGACTATAATGAATACTATTAATAAGATTGACGCTTCGTTGACTCCTGCTCAGGTGTACAAGGAGATGAGGGCTTTACGTCAGCTATCTAAGAACATTGCACCTAACGATGCCGGTTCTCGTAAGTTGTTAAAGAGTGCTATGAACAACCTTAAAGGCACCCTTAAAGGTAAGCGTTTTGTACATCCTAACTCTACTATCGCTAAAGGTAAGGAAGCTCTTGACACTATTATTACTAAGGAAGGTACTACAGGTATTCTAGGAGCGCATAAGAAAATTGCTAACAAACTAGCTAATATGCGAGAGAATATGAGTTTCTCGGAGGCTCACGTAGAGTTGTCGGAACTTAAAGCCTTGCAGAGAGACATGGTAGCTTCCGTTGGCACTAAGAATAGTAAAGCTGAGAAGTTAATTGGCGACGCTATCGGTGAGATGGAAAAAGCTATGGACACTGCGTCTAAGAACTTTAACCCTGCTCTTAAAAAGAAGTATGACGATGTTAAGGAATTGTACAAAGACGGTATCAACACCATCAACGGTGCTTGGATTGTAAAGTCTTTGAAGAAGGACAACATTGCCGACGTAGGACAGTACTTAGTTAAGGCAGGTGAATCGTTAGGTGTTCAGGACGTTAAGAAGTTACTAGCTAAAGCTAAGGAGCTAGGAGTAGACACCAAAGGTAACAACATCTTAGAGAGTATTGAGAAGGAGTTTATCAATAACTTGTTCCCTACTGGTTCTGCTCAGAGTGGTTTGAAGTTTATGGACAAGATGCAGTCTGCCAAGTTTGCTGATACGTTTAACGCTATCGTAGGTAAGGAAAAAGCAGAGAAGTTGAAGACACTAGGTGAGGAGATTCAGATACTATCTAGGGGTGTTGAAGGGTCGGAGACAGCCTTGTCGCTATCTATCCGAAGCGGTGAGATTGGTGTAGTACGTGACCCGTTCACAATTAAGAGTATAGCTTATCCAATCTTAGGAGCTGTGGCTAGAGGACAGCTCAAAGGCAAAGCTATCACTAAAAAGGTCAACGCTTTGAAAGCCGCCAACGCTCAAATGAAAGCAGGTAAGCCGATAGCTAAAGGGACTATGGATGCTATTATGGAAGGACTCCCAACAGCCGCCGCGTACACTGGTGGTGTTATTGGTAAGGTAGGTGTAGACCAAGACCAAGGATAAAATCAAGACGTAAAAAAGGGGGTCGCAATGACCCCCAAGTCTTACTACACTATCTCACAAGCACCGCCGGTACACGCTAACTCCTGCGAGCCGGTTGTGTTATCCTCCTGCTCAAAGTATTGCAGGTCAGTCCAATTAATATCTTTCGGCATTGACGCTAACACTTCTTCATACTGCTCTGGCGTGATGTCCTCATAAGGAGCTTGCTGATACGTATGTTCACTTACTGGCAACAAACTAATACCACTACACAAGTCAAAGTTATCCCATATCCACTGTGCTACCTGAAGGAACTCGCTATCAGTATAGTACACTGTGATACTTGGCTTATGCTCACACCAATGATTCTGGTACATCTTCCAAAGTTCTAGCTGATGCATTGCACCTACGTCACTTACTGTCACACTGCTCTCTGGTGCCTTGACAGGGAAGCTAAACACCGATGACGAATCAGACATCACATCATCCTCTACAGGGAATCCTGCGGCCTGCATGAAGACTGCAAGCGGGTCTTTCTTGTCCGAACGTACACGTCGAATGTAATGCTTAGAGAACCGAGGATGGATGCCAGAAGCACTATCGACAAGCTGAGAAACAGTACCACTCGGTTTAACAGCAGTAACGGCAGTAGACTGATTGATACCAAGTTTCTTAGCCCACTTCTTATTCGTTGCAATAGCGACATCTCGTACAGCCTCCAACACTACTTCACAATGCGGTGAGTTAGGTGTGCTTAACAGTTTGTTGTCCATGATACCTGTCATGCTTACGCCCAACAACGCCTCTTCCTCTGTGTTCTTCTTCCAGATGTTACGCAAGTATCTGAAGTCAGTCAAGGTAGCCTGTAACGTACCAATGATGGCGGCTACTTCTGCCTTAGCTTTCAACGTCTCTTCCGTGTCATCCTCTCGTACTACAATCTCTGACAAGTTACAGAACTGATTACTTCGTAGGATAATCTCAGAGCAAGGGTTAGTACCGAAGTCCTGATTAGGGTCACGACGACCATTCCTAGCCGCAATCTTCTGTGCCGCTACACGACTAAACAAACCACGTTCACCTGACTTAGACTCATATAGTGTCTGCATCTCATTAAGGAAAGCCTCGAAGTCTGGCTTCTCTGTGTACGCTACGCTGTTGTTAGCCAGTCTACGGTGTCCGTCGTTCTCCCACCATGCACCTGACTTAGCTTTAGCCATACGTTGGTCTGATAGGTTAGACAAACTAATCAATGCCGAACGTCTCACACCACCTACAACTACAATGTCAGCAACCTTACACACTACATCGTGACACTCAATGGATGTCAGCTTGCGTCCCTCTGCCTTACGGAATACATCAACACAGAAGTGGAACAAGTCGTCCAATGGCTGTGCGCCTGATGCTCGACCACCGAAGGTCTCTAGTCTTGCACCTGCGGGTCGTACCTTTGACATATCCCAGTTAGGTATCTTACCTGCGTACAGCATAGCGATAAGCTCACGGAACGCTGATGCCCACCCTACCTTACTATCACCTACTACAATCGTTGTGTCAGTCTTGTGGAATGACTCAGCGACGACAGGTAGCTTGGTAATGAAGTTACGTTCAACACTGAACCCTACACCAGTACCGCACATAAGAACGTACATAAGCTCGTCAAAGCTACGCGGTGAGTCAATAGCTAGGTAACTACAGTTAAAGCCCGCTACGTTGTCCTTCTGTAGTGCTACACCGGCAGTCATAAGACAGCGCATTGACGGCATAACTTCTAGGTTGTGGATAGCGTTGTACAGTTTCTTGGCCACTTTGTTGTCAATCTGTCCACGTTCTGACCAGAAGTCTACGTAACGCTGTACTGTCTCTTCCCATGTCTCACGACGACCTTCCTCTTTAATCCACCGTGCGTAACGTGACTTGTGTATAAACTGTTGGTACTTATCCATTCTTCTTTTTCTCCTTATCTTGTTTGTCTTTGTTTTTCTTACCGAAGATAGCATCGTAATTGTTTTCAAACTTCTTCTTGTCGGTAGGGCGTACTGCTGAACCCTTACCGCCGTGTGTCATACCATGTGCCATTATTTACCACCTCCACAACCTTCTGTGTCACAAACAGGCCAGTTCTGACAGCCTAAGTGTGGGTCAAAGTTTCTGTCTTCTGGTTCTTCTTCTTTCCAAGTTATATGTCTCCAAGCGGCTTTTAAGAAAGTCTTACCGTACATCTCAAACACTACTTGACACCATAATAAATCAAAAGAAAGTATATATGTATTCCACTTATCCGTATCGTTGTCTTCTGACCAAGATGAGTCTTTATCAATCCAGAAGTAAAAACCTAGAAAACTTCTGGTTCGTTCTCCGAGTTGATATAGATATTCATTACCTACTGTGCCTAGTTTTAAAAATAACTCGCTCTGGCTTTTACAGTTTCTAGCGCAGGAACTCAATAACGTAAAATAAAACATCATAACCATCCTAAATTGTTAAAGTTACCTATTATAATCATAAAGCAGGTGAAGATATGAACGACCCACCAGAAGGTGCGTATGACTGCTATTATATCAGCTTGACTATCAGTCTCCCCCACTTTCTCACCTAATGACTTAGCCCATATTCTCCACCACTTCTTCACTTACTCAACCTCTTCAGTTAATCGAGCTAAGTACCACTGTGCTTTCTTTAAGTCCTCTACAGGCTTACCCTTGTAGTCATAACGCCAGAGGTACTTCATAGCGTTACCCTTGAGGTAGCCTTTGAACTCTGTGTCGGACATACTAGCTTTGATAGCCTCGATACACTCCACAGAACCAGTGTTGTAATGTACTGGGCTTTCTACAGGGTCATAATCAGTCAGCCACTCGTCGTTCTCCATCTCTAACTTCTGCTCTTCCTCTACCAACGCCTTGTACCTTTTTTCATACTTTAGTCTATCCCACATCTCTGGTGTTGCGTCATTAATGCTCATCGAACGTCTCCTGTATCTCTCCAATCTTCTTCTCTATGTCTGATTAATCTATCTTCAAATCTATCCAGTAAGTCTACACCGTCAATCTCTAAGACTTCCAAGATAGCTATCTCATCGTGGTCGCGTAGGAATTGTTCCTTGTATTCTTCAAACGACATTTTTATCCCTCACATACTTTAGTAATTCCTTCGTAGTCTTTACAGTGAAGTGAGCAAAGCCTTCCTTCTCGCACCACTGTCCCATAGTCATCTTGCTACCCTTACGTACCTTCTTGTACGGGTCTGACAAGACAAACACTAACTCCCACTCTGGCATGGAGTCTCGGATGGAGGTGTACTTTTGTGTGTCTCCTACCCTGAAGTAACCCTTAGCCTCGATTAGTATCTTCTTACCATCATGTACAAAGTCCGGTACGTACTTCCTGTGTATAGTGTAGGGCAGTCTGTATGGCTCGTACTCAAACTCTTTGTTGAGTTGGTCGTACAAGGCTGACTCTAAGCCTGACCGGAACCTACCATTTTTCTTAGTCTTACTCATTTGATTTCAAGCTCCTGTACGTTTGGTTCTTTGACTACCTTACACAAGTACTTCGGTGCGTAGGAGTAGCTAAACAACCGTAGGTCAGGATAGCAATGCTTTTTGTATTGACAGTAAGAACAGCCCATTGCTAACTTCATGTTACCTGACTTGCCTTCCGGCTCTGGCGGGTTACAGTAGTTGCTAGGCTCTGGCTTTTTTACCATCTCCTTCAAGTGTATGACTCGCTCCTCAATAGTGCCGTTGAAGTCTAACACTGCCTTGACCTTGGGGTCTGCTAAGTCATACTTCAGGAATGTCAGATGACCGTTAGTCTTGTCCATTGCTAACCAACCGATTTGAGTCTCGCCTTCTGAATGGGCGTAGGCTTTAATCTGGTCTACATAGCCGAAAGGGTCGTCATGTAGTATCTTACCTTCCTTAAACTTCT